TTCTTCTTTGCTTGGTGGGAACCTGAGAAGCAAGCCTTCGATCATCGAAACGAAGATTCGTGGGCAGAAGGCAATCCTGGTCTTGGCGACATCGTTGACATTGAAGATTTCAAGAGCGCGGTTCTAAGAACACCTGAAGCAGAATTTAGAACCAAGCGATGCAACACATTCGTTTCCACATCCGTTGCTTGGCTACCCAATGGAGCTTGGGAGCAACTAGAAAATAAACAGCGCGAGTTCATCGCCGGTGAGGAAATAATCCTTGCCTTTGATGGCGCTTTCAGTAATGACTCTACGGCACTTGTTGGCTTCGCTCTAGGCGGAGACAAACCTCATTTATTCGTTGCCGGACTTTGGGAGAAGCCGCAAGATGCCGATTCAAGTTGGTTCGTTCCAGTCGCAGAAGTCGAACAAAGGATCATCGACTTTTATCGAGATTCTCGATTCTCTGTCCGTGAGATTGTTTTCGACCCTGCCCGTTGGAATCGAACATTTATGGTGCTTGACGAAGAAGGATTGCCCGTTGTCGCATATCCAAACAGCGCCGAACGAATGGTTCCCGCGACACAGAAATTTTATGAAGCAGTTGTCAACGAATCCTTCACTCACGATGGAGACGAACGACTTGCAAGACACATCGCAAACTGTGTCACAAAGCAATCATCACGAGGAGTGATGGTGGCGAAGGCATCGGCAAGGCGAAAGGTGGATGCCGCAGTCGCGGCAATCTTTGGCTATGACAGGGCAACACAACCCGCACCGCCTAAAGCGCCCGTGCCTCGCTTTTATTCAATCAGAGTCTAGGAGAATGAATGAAGTTCGATCTCTCCGCCGTAATTGGCGCGGTCGGTGTCGCGCTTGTAACGACTGGTCTTTATATGGTTTCACTTCCGCTTGCACTTGTAGTGCTTGGCGGATTTCTAATTTGGGCAACGGAAAAGGGTGAGTGATGTCTTTATCTAAGAGAATCAGGACAGGCTTCGCCCGCCGTAATAATCCAAACACAGGCGAACAATGGCTTGAGCCGTTAATCCCTGGTCGCCCTGCTTATATGATGCCCGCAGGTGTCGAGGTAACAAGCGAAACCGCCGTTCGGATGTCGACTGTTTATGCCTGTGTCCGTCTTCTCTCAGACACAATCTCATCGCTTCCAATGGGCGCTTATGTTCGCCGAGGTCGCAATCGCATTTCTTATGCTGCCGTCTATGGCTCGCAACCTGAATGGGTCAACAAGCCAAACCCTGAAGCCACTCGGCTTGAGTTCTTAGAGCAAGTTATTGCCTCACTTAACCTTCACGGCAACGCCTTTATCCTGACTGTTCGCGATGATATGGGCGATGTCATTGAGCTTTATTGCTTAAACCCTGAGCGCGTTCGCATCAAGAGATTACAACCGAACGAGCCACTCGTTTATGAAGTGACGATTCACGAGAACGGGAATATGTATACCGAAGTTCTCTCAAAGAACGAAGTTCTACATATCCCACTCTTCCGCTTGCCTGGTGAGATGTATGGCCTTGGCCCGATAGGTGCAACTCGCACAACTCTTGGCGCAGCGATGGCATCTGAAGTTTATGCAGCTTCCTACTTTGGCAACGCTGCCAACCCTGGCGGAATCATTGAATATCCTGGCGAGTTAACAGGCGAGCAAGCCAACGACATTGGCAGAGATTGGAACATCACTCACGCTGGCCCTTATCGCGCTGGCAGAATCGGTGTTCTCACAGGTGGCGCAAGTTTCAAACCTTTGCAACTAAATGCTCAAGATGCGCAGTTACTTGATACACGCAGATTCAATGTCGAAGAAATCGCAAGAATCTTCCGCGTTCCAATTTCCTTGCTAGGTCATCCAGTATCGGGCGCGATGTCATTTGCTTCTGTGGAAGCGCAGAACCTTTCCTTCGTTCAACATTCTCTTCGCCCATTACTTGAGCGCCTTGAGCAATCACTTTCAGGCTTGCTTCCTGAGTCCGATGGCTTTGTGAAGTTTAACCTTGATGCCCTTCTTCGTGGCACAACCCTTGAGCGTTATGAGGCTTACACAAAGGGCTTAAGAGAAGGCTTCTTAAGTCTCAATGATGTTCGCGCTGTTGAAGATTTAGCGCCACTAGGCGAAGCCGGCGATCAGTTCCGCGTTCCATTACAGAACATCGATGCGGCAGATGCCAAGGATGTTGGCGTTAAGTTACGCACCGAAATCGCAGCTCAACTCATTCAGGTTGGCTTCGACCCTGCTGCTGTATTAAGCGCAATAGGTCTTCCTGATATGGCACATACCGGCGTTCCTTCTTCACAACTACAACAGATTTCCACCATCGACCCTGCAAATCCTGAAGGCGTTTACGATGTTCGCGAGCAAAGGGATCAAGCACAAATGGTCGTTCAGGTTCCTGAGCCAACTGTCAATGTTGCCGCTCCTAGTGTCACCGTTGAACAACCTGTCGTGATGGTCGATGCTCCGAATGTTTCCGTCGAATCACCAACGGTAAATGTTGAAGCGCCGAAGGTCGAGGTCACAAATAACATCGAGCGCACAAGAGTTCGCAAGATAGTCAAGAGAGATGAACACGGTCGCATCGCCGAAGTCATCGAAGAATTTATGGAGGGCGATGAATAATGGCAACAGGAATCAGCTCGTATCTTGCCGATGAATTACTTGATGCGGTAGGAAATAACTCATCATTCGCAGTCGGGGCCGTTTACATCAAACTACATATAGGCGATCCAGGTGCAAATGGAACAGCAAACCCCGCAACCGAAACGACCCGCCAAACCGCATCGTTTGGTGCCTCTTCTTCAGGCACTCTTACAAGTGATGCAGACATTACTTGGACAAACATTGCGGGCAGCCAAGATGCGACATATTTCACCGCTTGGGATTCTGCTACTACTGGCAACTTTCTATTTAGCGGCAGCATTACTGGTAATGCCTATACTGCTGGCGATACTTATGTTATCCCTAGTGGTTCTTTGACAGTTTCGCTCACGATAGCGAGCTAAAATGCCAGGCTTAATCCTTGGCACAGGGCAACTCGATGTTGACTTGCTCGGCCCTGTTGCTTCGGGTAGCACATCTCTCGGTGCAATAACTGCAAGCGCAACCGCCGAGGTTGAAAATCTTGTGTCCGCCTCTGCACCTCTAGGTGGCTTGACTGTAAACGCAGCCGCAGTCGTCACCACATTCGCAACCGCTTCTTCTTCCTTTGGGGCTATGGTTGCAGAGGCGAACACAACTCCGATTCCACCGACACCTCCAACTCCTGAAGTTGGCGCAAGTGCCGGCGTTGGAATGCCGAACTTTGTTCAACCTAATTTCCCCACAACACAAGAGGTTGAAAAGGTTATTGCGACCGCAACGGCGGTGGCGATGGCAAAGATACCTGCACTCAAAGCCAATGCACTCGCTCGAATCGACTTCTCAATCCTCGCCGATGATGATGAAGTCTTGCTTCTGATATAGGACAAACGATGCCTTATTACATCTCACAAGAACAATCCGATTGCCAAGGTTGGGCAACTGTCAAAGAAGAGCCGGATGGTTCTTACACGACCATTGGTTGCCACGATAACAAACAAGATGCAATCGATCAGATGGTTGCGGTGAGTATTGAAGAAGACTTAGAGCCAGGCGGAGAAGTTCGTCAGGTGGATTTAACCGTGCCTCAATTCATCCGCGACAACGCGGCAAGAGGCTTGGAGTATTTAAGAGAAGGCTTTGGGGGAGATGGTTTGACCGAAGGCACCAAGCGTGAAGCTCGCGAAATGGCCGCCGGAAGAATCTCAGAAAACAAAGTTCGCAAGATGGCTCCCTGGTTTGCTCGTCACAAAGTTGACGGTCAAGCGCCAAAGAACAGCGATCCATCGCATAATGAATATCCAGGCGCAGGTCTAGTCGCTTGGCTTTTGTGGGGCGGGGATTCAAACTTTAGTGACAGGGCGCAGAATTGGGCACAGAGAAAGATTGATGCCCTTGATGCAGAAGCCGATTCAAGGAGCAAAATGACAAAGAAAATCGAACGGCGCACTTACAATGTGCGCAATGTCGAGGCTCGCGAAGCCGATGACGGAACGATGCGACTTGCGGGTTATGCCGCAGTCTTTAACGACTCAAGCGTTCCGCTACCTTTTAGAGAGAGCATCGCACCTGGCGCTTTCACTAAGACATTGAGCGAAACGCCTGATGTGCGCCTTCTTATCAATCACGAAGGTTTGCCAATGGCTCGCACAAAGAATGACACCTTGAAACTTTATGAAGATGAGCGCGGTCTTCGCTTCGAGGCAGATTTAGCAGATACTCAAGAAGCCCGTGACATCTACAAGCTCGTTGAGCGTGGCGACATCGATCAGATGTCATTTGCCTTCCGCGTTATCCGTCAGAAGTGGAACAACGACCGCACCGTTCGTGTTTTGACTGAGGTTTCCCTTTCAGATGGCGATGTTAGCCTTGTGACTTATCCTGCCTATCCGACCACTTCGGTTGAGGCTCGCGAACACATCGTTCAAGCAATTCAGGCAATCAAAGAAGGCCGTGAAGTAACCGGCGAATCCTTGCTTGTCTTGCAGTCAATTTTCCAAGACCTATCTGAAGGCCACGATTACATAATGAAGTCGGTCGAGGTTATGGCTCAACTTCTTGGTCTATCAGAGGGCGAAGAGGTAGAAGAAGAAGTCGAAGATGAAGCAGGGAACAAAATGGAAGAAGAAGTCTCACGCAAGATTTCTCTTCGCCTTGCTCGCGCAATCGTAGAAAACACTAAATAGATTTCTGTCGGCAATCCGACAGATGCGAAGCCGGAGCGATTCTCACACCCTAAAAGCGCCGTGAAATCAATCGCCACCACCTCGATTCCAACTCACTTATAGGAGACTCAATAAATGTCATTTCTTGACAAAGTAGTTGAGCGCCGTGAAGCGGTAAAGGCAGAAATGGATGCAATTCTTGAGGCAGTAGCCGCAGAGAACCGCACCGACCTAACCGCCGAGGAAACCGAGAAGGTTGAAGCCCTCGCAACTGAATCACGCTCGCTTGATGAGAAGATTGAGAAGCTAACCGCACAAGCAGATGCCGACAAGAAGGCAGCCGAAGCTCGTGCAAAGGTCGCTTCCGTAGCAACACCAAAGGCTTCGCCAACAGTAGTTACCCGCGAAGCTCGCACATACACACCTGAGTCCGGCAACTCATTCATTATGGATGCATACCGCGCTCAGTTTAA